CCGATTCTCTCGGATTCCACTGGCGAACCGCCGCCTTCAACCTTCAACTACGCCTGGGACATTGCCCTCGGGCCGATTCGACGGTGTACTGAGAGTCAATGATTCCTTCCAGGTTTGGCGCGCTGAGCGTGCCGCCCTTCCCAGAGAAGAAGTCGCGAAGACCATAGCCGAATCGGGCCAGTCCACCGACAACGCCGCCTTGTGATGCCGCTTGCTCTCTTGAGACCGGCGGTCCTTCGAGTGCTGCAATAACCGCTTTAGCCTCGGGCCCAGCGACCTTCAGAAGATTCACTGCTGCTGCCGCCGCCGCATCACCCATAGCCTTCAGTTCGGGTGACATTTGAGCCAACTGTCCGTTGAACTCATTCATCACCTGAGCCCAATCGGACTTCAGGGCAGCCTTGACGTCGGATGCCTGGTCGGCTGTACCTTGGTCGATTTCGTTGCGCTTGGCGTCCGAAATCTCTTTCTGCTGCGCCTTGACCCAATCTGCGTCGCCGTAGCTGGCTCCAGTACGGAGTTGCTGGAGCGACAGCATGTCGGTAAAGCCATAAGCCTGCGCCAGAGTGGCCGCCGGCATGCCGGACTTCTGCCACTCGCGGTATTTGCCGCTCGCAGCTCTAGCGAAGTCATACGTCAACTGCTCGGCATCTTCGCTCTGGATCTGTTCGGGCGTCAGACCGGCCGCCATGAAAGCGCGCCACTTGGTCACGTCGCCCTGGGCATTGGCGACGTTGCCAAGATCGGATGCTCCAAGGCCGAACTTCTCGAAGTTGGCGCCGAAGGCCTGCGTCTGACCGATCCGGAGACCCAATCCGCGGGCCTGAAGATTCTGACCGGCCAATGCGTTCGTTGACGCAAAAACGGCTGCTGGAAACGATAGCAGCGACCCGCCGATGGCTCCCAATTTCAGGAGCATCCCGCTCATCTTGGCAAAGTCTGTGTGGACAGCCTTCGAAAACTTCGCCATGCGGCCCATCTGAATGGCGCCGTCTTTTGTTTTGGTGTTGAACTTGTCCTGTGCGCCGGTTGCCTTTTGCAGGCCTTGGGTGATCGCGTTAGCTTGAATTGCCGCGATCATCAGGAACTCTTTAGACAGCTTCGACGACTTGGAGAAGTCTTCCATGCCAACGCCGGCATCGTCGATGGCGCCCGTAACCTTAGCCCAGTCCTCGGGCATATCGGCGAGCTTCTTCTGATAGTCCTGAAAGAGAGCATGGAACTCGCGGAACTGCGAGTCGTTGATCTCAATATCGACGATTGCTTTTTGCGTCATGCCGGTCGCTTAAGCGCCTCAATGAGGTATCTGTGACGGAACTGCTGCGCCGTCCGATACGGGCTGTCGTATCGCTCGAATACTTCGCCGAATCCCTCATTGGCGATGTAGTTCAGGATGGAATCGACGATGGTGTCTTTGTCGTAGGCGCGGCCTGCGTCAATGTCGGCAAAGAGGCGAGGAATTCCGTAGGCGTGGATGACGTGATCGACGCCCCCAGAAATTCTGCCGTTCCCTTCGCTGCTGATGCCCGGTCCGCCTTTCTCGCCAGGGCATAGTGAGATGTAAAAAAAACTATGCCCGCCAGCGCCTCCTCCCAGTCTTCAGCGTCGATCTTTCCGCTCGAGATCGCCGTTCCTACCGGGATCTGATCCCATCCATGCGGGCCCGGGCAGAGGATTGTGGTAAGGCGCTTGAATTCAGCAAACAGAGCTTCCGAAATCTCGTCCTGAACGTTGCCTTGTTCGTCGACCATGCCAAGCGCGGCAGCTTCTTTGCGGCATTCGTCCTTGAGCGTGAGGGCGGCAATGCGAGGGCCCGCACTCACCAGATAGGCGGTGCCTTTGCCTTGAAGCGCAGCTTTCGTCGAGGCTAGAACACGGTAGTGCTGCTCGAAGATCGCGCGGGAAATCGGCACGTGGAATGCGTGGATACGCACCACTTCTTCCGCGACATCCTTCGTCACGGGTTTGCCTTCAACTTCCTGCGTGACCTTGCGGACAACTCTTTCTGTTACTACTGGCAACACCAGATTGCGCCGTTCGTCGACTTTCATCTCAATCCCTTTAACTGAGCCTTATGAGGTGCCACGGCAACCGGTAAGGTGCCGGCGTTCGGGTCGCGTCCCTAGCCGTGGCGTGAGGTGTTACGTGAATGACCAGAGCGAACTGTTGATGTTGAACGAGCCGCGCAGTGTGACTCGCACAACCGGGTCAGTGCCGTCATACGCACCCGGCGAGATCATGCGAATGCCGGTGTCGTTCAGCGTAATGGCGGGAAACGCCGAGGTATCGCTGTGGATCGTCACGTCGCCAAGGACGCTGGTGTCCTGAGCCTGCGCCAGCCAGTTGGCAGCAAGCGCCTGCGAACGCAACAGACCAACAGTGATCGTCGCCATGACATACGGCTCGGGCGAATTCACCACGCCAGTTGCCGTCTCGATCTGCTGATTGAAGTCACCCTCGAATTCAATATGAGCAAATGACTTGCCCATGTATTGACTCGTGATGTTCAGCGTCGGGAAAGCGGCGATAACAACGGAGCATCGGACGCGGTTTAGCGGACCCGCATTGAGATAGGGATTTGCCATGTTGCGTCCTTAAGCGACAAACTGCGTCGCGTCGAGGTTGAGGGTCAGCGTGAGGAATGCGTTCTGACCAACCACCGTCGCCGAAAAGCCGTTGTAGATGCCTGCGTTGTAGTCGTTCGGGTTTTCCGTCGTGTACGTCGAGAACGGCACGGCGGTCACGACAGCGCTCAATGCACAGCCGAACTTCACAGCCGAGTTCGCCACGTTCTGAGCGACGGCCAACAGCGTGTTGATACCGTTCTGGTCGTAGAGCAGAGGCGGATTGCTGTTCGATCCGTTGATGATTGCCGCGGCCAGCGCCTGCTTGACCTGAATGCGGAACCAGTCAATCCCATACCACCACGCGGCCTGTTCGCCGTCCATCGTCGTGCCCTTGAAAATGCACGCAGTGGAGATGCCGCCTTCGGCGCCCGTCAGAATCAGATTTCCATAGTTGGTCAGAACCGTGTTGATGTTCGTCTGGTTGCCGACCTGGGCCCAAGGCGTCACGCCATAAGCGTATCGATACGACATCGGGGCGAGAGGATTCGACGAGCCCGGTTTATTCGCGAGCCAGTTATAGAAGTCAACCGACAGCTGATGCTCTGTCGACGCCTTCGTCGGGCTCGGCACCTGTGCGTACACCGCTTTGTTGTTGGCGTAGTTAGGCAGATTGGAGACGGTCGTCGTGACGAAGAAATACGTCTGCCCACTCGGGCTGTCGTAGTTCGCCGTCATCGTGTTCAGGGCTGCAGACGATGCAGCATCCCACGCGGCCGGTAACAGGTATGCATAGAACACCTGCGGATTGCTATTTGCCGTGATCCACGTTTGCAACGCAGTGATTGCAGATGCCGCTGTGGTCTGAGCGCCCAGCTCGAGCACGTAGACGCCGACTGCATTGCCTTGCGCAAAGAACGTGGTTGCCGAATTGCTGATGAATCCAGCATTGGATGGCAAATACGTGCCCGGAACCGTTTCAGTGCCAGGATTCGTCGCAAGCGCGAACGTGAAGGTGTTTGCACCAGTGACCGTTGCGGAGTACGTGCCGTTATAGGCGGCAGGCGTCGCACCAGCAATGATCGTCGTGAACGTCTGGCCCGTAGCGAGGCCGATGGTAGCGGCGGTTGTCGCCGTGACCGTGCCGCTCGACCAGACCATGCCGGTCAGAGCCAGAGGCGTTGCGAGAAGCGCCTGAACTGCGGAGAGTGTCCCGCAATACTGGTAAGTACCAGCAGTAAGCGTCGTACCGCCCGCAGACACAATCGCGCCGCTTTGCTGAAGCTGCGAGACGGTCGGCGCGCGCGTGACGGTCGTGTTGACCGTTACGATCGTCGGAGTGATTGTGGTCGCCATGTGGGCGGTCTCCAGCTATTAGATGTACGAGACAGCGACGGAACCAGCGGAACCAGGAGTCACGACGATGCCGTTCGCGCAAGGCCAGTCGAGCGTGTAGACGGTGCCGGCCGCTGGAGTGGCTGCCGAAAAGATGAGGTTTGCTGCTGCGGCCGCACCGGTTGTGGCGGCATCGTTCGCAGTCAGATTCCCGGTGATCGTGCTGGTGACGACGATCCGCACAAGACGGCCAGCGCTGGCTTTAACAGCAGTCGCGGCGGTGATGTTGTAGACGCCAGTCTTGCCCGAGGCGATGAACTCATTGCCTTGAGCATCGACCTGGTTCATCACGAATTTGCCGGACGGATTGACGGCGGTTGCTGCATTCAACTGGGATTGGGGCATGTCACGCTCCTGAAAAAGAAAAACCCCGCCGAGGCGGGGTCTGTGTGGATCACCTAACGTCTGTCAGGTGTTGATAGATGAGAAGCCGGCCGACAGGATCAGTCGTCGAGCGATCGCATCGGACGTTGTCTGGAAATACCAGGCCTCGATGTCGAGCGTCTTTTTCATCGCGATCACGTTGAGTTCGGATTGCGTGCGCTTGGCGTCCTTGATTGCCGGCGAATTGCCGAATCCGAAGTTGTCAGTGTTCAGCGAGTAGTCGATCAGGCTCGCGTAGAACTGCGTGGCCTGCTGATTGGTCAGGCCGTACATGGTCAACCGGACCCTGTCCTTGGCGAGTTGGGAACTGGGCAGATCATGCAAGGGTGAGGCGCCGGAATTCGGTACAACCGTTCCCGGCCAGACATAGATTGGGAACGAGGGCGCCTCTGTTGCATCTGGCTCGACGTGCGCCACGACGTAAGGCGGCACGACATTAGCCGGCACCAGATACGACGGATAAACAGGCAACTGCGGCGTGCTTTGCGCCAGCCAGATCGGCAGGCTATTGGAGACAATCGGCCCGGCTGGAAGGTCGGCCTCACTGTCAATCAGTTGCGATGCCAGAGCCGGATAGACCGCATTCCCAACGTAGTGGTAGAGGTTGGCCTGTCTATAAAGCGCGCCGCGGGCATTGAACGAGAACCTGATCCCGTCTATCACGCCGATAAACAGATCGGTCGGCGACGCGGCGTTAAACACGTCGATCTGGCTCAGAGCCGTAAAAACGATGCGATTGACGTCAATCGTTTCGTCCTCGTTCTGCTGCTGATCGGTCACCTGGTGCAAAGAACCTTGGACCGTCTGGGTGACGCCAGTGTTGACCCAGAACACATACCCATCAGTCGGCATGACCGACTGACTGTATTGCGTGAAAGTGACTGCCTGGCTTTGCGACAGTTGGTCTACGCCGGCCGCCAGTGTGCTCGCCAACTGGCTTTGCGAGCCTAGCGATTCAGCGATAGATGGCATTAGTCAAACCACGCTATAAGAGTCGACCAGTAGAGCGACGTGTCAATGAAGGAGGGGCGGCGAGGATTGGCCTTCGCATAGGGATGTTTCAGGCGGTGATTCACGCCGTTCAATGCGGCCTTTGTCGGAACGCCCTCAATCCCCATGTGTTCAATTTCCTGCAACGAGACGAAGTTTTTCATCATCGTCGTGATGGAGGATTCAGCTCCGCCAAATGGATTTCCTGACGGATTCCCACCCATCATCATCGTTTCTAGTTGACCGGCGATGGAATCCTCAAGTGCCTTGGCAATGTCCGGAAGACGGGCAAAAGCGAACGTGTCAAGCACGCCATACTTCTCTTCGAGGATTTCCGCTACTTCGCCAGTGGTCTTCGTGGCGGCGCTTTTCTTGGGCTTCTTCTTGCCTTTGCCCGTCTCAGCGCGCTCCACATATGGCAGGTCGATGACACCCAAGTGCAACGTGATTCGGTTGGGAGGCGCAGTCGTGGTGCCAACGTGCACAGGCGAATAACTTCCGCCGCCTTCCGCCATCGGCATGTCGAAGTCTTTTGCCGCCATGATTTATCCTAAGACAAGCCCCACACGTTGCCGGCGTCCTGTTGCATGGACAGCCATTGACGCCCATAAGGATCGCGCAGAGCCTGCAACTGACCGAGTGTCAATCCCTTCAGAAAGTCTGGCGACAGCAGAGAATCGGACGTCCCCTGATCCGCAGCGGAGTTGATGACTCCCGGCGTAAAGCTGGTTAGCTTCATGTCCGCGCGGGTCTGCGCAAAGAACGTTTGTCCCGGCTGATCGGGGCACCAGTTCAACAGAAACGATGTGGCGAGACAGTAGACTGCAAAGCAGTAATAGTCTTGACCGATGGCATACAGCACCATCAGAGTTTTTTCTTCAGCGTAGCTGAGAGCCCACGTGATGTACGGGCTATTCGACGGCAAGTCTGCTGTCGGAATGCCCGCGACTGTCGTCAGGAAGGTGTACAGATCGGCGGCATTGGGAGCCGCCTGAGTTTGCCACGGGGCGAGCACGCCCATACCAGGCAGCGGCGGAAAGCAGGGCGTGCACATATTTCCTCTTAACTGCGGCGGGGACGTCCGCGCCGACGTTCAGATTGAACGGGCTTTTCATCGCCCACGGTGATGACTTCGTTGATCTGCTGCTCCACGCCTTTCTGCTCGACTTCCTCGAGTTCCACGGCAAACTCAGCGATCTTCGAGTCGGTCTCCTGAGCCGCCCGACGAAGCAGATCGTCAGCCGCAGCAGCAGATTCCTTTCGCACCTGCAGGGCCTGGTCAACGAGCGCATCCTCGTTGTTCGCCATTCCATCCACGAGACGATCAAGCGGAATCGGCTTGTCGAACTGATAGCATTGTCCGATGAAGCCACCCGTGGAATCAATTTCCGCCACAGGAATCAGCCCGTACATGCGATGCTGGTTCACGATGCTTTCGTGGTCGGCGCGAGATCCTTCCTGATAGATGCTCTTTTGCTGACCCGGAGGAATTTCAACGACGACGGGTCGGGATACGCGCTCCACCCAGAAGTGAAGCTGGAAAAGCTGTTTTGTGAGATTTGCGACGAATAGAGCCATGACATTCCCTGTTGGTTATCCCTGTATTGGAGTCTGCGGAAACGTGACAGGGGGCACGCTTGTCGGTTGCGCAACCTATCCGCAGAACTGACCGTTAGAAGCCTGCCGAAACGATCGTCAGTGCTTCCGGGCGCGGCGCCCAACCCGACGTCGAGCGCAGCTCCGAAACGACGTCGACAGCACCAGCCGGCAGCGGAGCGATGATTTCGGTCGGAGCGGCACGGTCAACGAGCTGAAGTGACGTTGCATCCAGACCCGGAGTGAGTTCGGCAAACACGTTCGTGTTGACCTTGTTCACGCGGTTCTTCTTCACTTCCGGCATTGAGATGATGATGACGTCCGTGCCGCCAGCGCCCTTGCCGATGAGCGTGTCATCGCAGGTCCAGACGATTTCGTCGCTGTTCCAGCCTGCCACGTCATCCACGAGCCCGCGGACCGACTTCGAACCGGCGCCTTCACGCTGGAATTGCGTGAGTTGCACGATGCCGTAGTAGCTGATCGCCTGCATGATGCGTTGAGTCGTCAGCACCGTGAAACGGGCAGGCACGCCAACGGTCATCGTGCGCGTCTTGATCGCTGCAATTTGCTGTGCGAGGAAGAACGCCAGTGCGCCGTTGTCATACGTCGAAATGGTCGTGTTGCCGTTCGGGTCAGCCGGCAGGTTCAATGCCGTTGCGCCGTTGGTGTTCATCAGACCTTCGCCGTTCGCCGGGTTCGCACCGTACAGCAGCAGGTTGCGCTGTTGCTGGAACGTGCCCTGACGCATTGCGAGGCGGTGAGCTTCGACGGTCGAAGCGCCCACGCGGCCGAGCGCTGCCGTGTCGTGATGGTCGTATTCCGCACGCGAGCGAATCATGTACGTCGGCGTGCTGATTTCGCTGTAAACCACCGAGCAGGAGGGAAGCTGGTTGGCGACAAACTGCCCCGTCTGCACTTGCGTGCGGACGTCGAGGCGCTTGATGTAGACCTCGAGGTCGCCGTCGCCAAGACGCACGAGCGGATCACCCGTTGCGATGGTGTCAAACGCGCCCGAAGCCTGCTGATACTGCAGCAGGATTTCGGGAACCATATAGTGCGGGTTGACCCGGATTTGTGCCGGTACGATATTGGCCATGTTCTGTCCTTAGATCTGGATGAGGGCCGCGTAACCCGAGCGATTCCAGGTAGCTGCACCAGTGGTTGCGTTGTACGAGACGGTCATGCTGTTGCCAGCATTGATGTCGAGGATCTTCACCGGCAGTGCGCCCGTGCCGTAGTTCAGGACGATCGTGCCCGTCAGGGAGCCGGTGGCTATCGCGCCCGAAGCAGCCGTGATCTGGATCGAGAAGTGCTGGTTGTCGGTGAAGGCGGAAACGGTCTGGTTGCCGTTCACGAGCGATGCGCCGGTGCCGGTCACGCCGCTGATGTTGATCAGGTCGCCAACGCCAGCAACCGGCGAGGCAGCAGCCATGACGATGGCGATCGTGTAGACGCCATTCGAATACGAAGAGGTCGCCGACGTCACCGAATAGGTAGCCGTCGACGCATCATACGGTTGCAGAACCTGGTTGTTGAAGTCCCAGGAAACCTGTTGCGTGATCAGACCGCCATCCAGCGAGACGAGCGACGGGTCCATCGCAACAGCGATGCGCGCGCCCGAGCCCATGCGGAAGAACGGGACGGTCATGCCAGCGGCGCCTGCGGTCGGAACCGGGCTTTGCGGCGAACCAACCCACGCATACGCGTTGTTGAAAACCGAGAAGCCGGTCAGGTTCGATTGAGCGGTTGCGGCGACGATCGTGCCGCCGAGCGTGCGGTCATAGCCAGAAGCCGGGGCGACGCTCTCCGAGATTGCCATGCCGCCCCAGATCGGGCCGGTGGCGCTCGCCGAAAGCGAACCAGTTGCGAGCGCGTAGCGCACGGCAGGATCGTCCATGTAGACGCCCTGCACATAGCCTGCGCTTTGTACGGAAAACGAGCCTTGAGCATTCGTCGTCGCGTACGGATAAAAAGGGGTATTCAATCCCATGATTTTCTTTCCAGAAAAGAAAAAGCCCGCTCAGTGGCGGGCTTCGTGTTGGCGACGAGTGCTTTAGTGCTTGGTATCACGCACGATATTGCCGTGCATGCGGGGAGCGCGGAAGTCATCCATCCATGCGCCGGGACGGCCATAGAAGGTGGTGACCTTGTGGCCGGTGCCGGTGTCACGGGTTACAGCGCGCAGGCCAGCTTCCGGGGCCACGCTCGGATGAATCGCGGCTTCCATCGAGTCCGCGTAAATCGCTGCTTCCGCGATCGCGAAAACCGATGCTTCCAGGCCGGCGAGATCAACATCCTTCCATGCGGCGCTGTGCTGTTTCATCGGAGCAGCGAGACGCTTCTTGTAAGCGAGAACGTCTTCGCCATTCAGCGCCCGCGGAGCCTGCTTGCCGAATGCGCCATATACGCTATCGGCTTTCGACTGGGCGTCGGCGAATGCGGCCTGATCTGCATCGGTGAGAGGCTTCGGCGTGAGCGATGCGGTCTGCACCAGCATCTTCTCAAGGTTGGAGATACGGTCGAGCAGGGCGCTTTCACGCTTGGCGGCGTCAGCCTTTGCCTCTTCTTCTTTCGCTTCAGCCTTCAATTTCGCAGCCTCCGCTTCCTTGTCCTTGGCGTCGTCATCCGCTTTCTTTTCGTCCGAATCAGCCTTCTTGTCACCGACCGACATTTCTTCGGCCGGCATGGCATCGGCTTTCTTGTCGTTCTTCTCGTTTTCATACGAGTCCATGCGCTTGCACAGAGAATCGACAGCCGACATCAGCTTGTCCCATTTCTCCGAATCAGCCTTGGCCTTTTCTTCCTCGGCATCAGCTTTCGCCTTTTCCTCAGCGTCAGCCTTGGCCTTTGCTTCGAGTGCTTCCTTCGCCTCGGCGTCCGCCTTGGCCTTACGCTCTTCTTCAGTCATCTCAGGTTCCTGAACGTTAGTGGTAGATACGCCAGCAGGCGGACCGCCCTTGTCCCACACGCCAACCTCGCAGATCGCGATGTGGTCGAGCAGTTTTGGGTTTCCCTCAATAAGACCCTTCTCCCCGTTGTCGAGGGTTACAACGGTGTTTTCCAACTTCGGATTGCGGAATACGACGTTGGGCGACGTCGACAGCTGCTCCTTGGACATCATCGTCGCGGCAGCTTCGTTGTAGATGCGGACGATCGCCCACACCTCGTCACCCTTGATGTAGGGCAACATGACCGAGCCAACAGAACGTTTTTTGAATTCTTCCGAATTCAGATTTGCGTTGTCTGGGTGGTCGATGATGACCGGCAGGCCATTGCACCGCGCAAGGAAATCTTCATTGAGATATTCCTCAGGCGGCCGGTAGACGTATTCCTTATCTTTGGATCGGTACGATGTGCCTGTACCCGTGATGCGGATGTCGAACATCCACATGTTGATGAAGAACTGGGGCGATGAATATTCGCCCGCGACCATCGCTCTAGCGAGGTCTGTCTCCGTCATGTGAGCTTTGCGGACCGCCTTGAATGCGTCCGACTCCAGCACGAAGCGACAGCCGGGGTGCAATGGTTCGGGCCACGATCCGAGAGGTGACCAGATGAATTCCGTACTTTCGTCGCTCAGCGCGACGTCGAATGGTCGGGACTCGTTGTAGAACGTGGTGAATTCAACGTTGCCATCATCTGACTTGCCGAGTTCGATCAGCTTGTGCGGCTCGTACCCCGTCTCTTCCTGGGTTTCACGACGGGCGGCTTCCTCGGGCGTTTCGCCGGCTTCAATGTGCCCTCCAGGGAAGGCCCACTCACCCGGATGATCGCCACCGTTGCCGCGGCGCAGGAACAGCACATTGCCGTCCGCAACAATCAGCGCGCCTGCTGCAAGAATCTTTTCGGAATCGGCTTTACTTCGCCCCGCCTCTTTCATGGCTATGGCGATTGACTGATCTTCAGGATGGCCGGCCGCGCGCAACTCCTCTATGTTGTGACTGACAGCCTCGTTGCTCGAGCCTTTTTCTAATGGCATCTCATGCTCTCATTGCGGCGATCTTCGCGCGCGCCTCTTTCAGTGCCTCTCGACCTGCGGCGGTCACCATGTCATCGGGAAGATCTCGGATGTTGTACAGATACTCGTAGGTGCACGAGCAGTAGACTTCCTCGGCAGGCTGCGTGATCTGGTCGGTGTAGCCAGCAGGGCCGGCCTTCATCAGCCCCTTCTCAAGGGCCCAGTTGCCGCGGATCGCGTAGACCTTGCTGTCCCGGTCTTTATGGTCAGGACGGAAGTGATAGCCAGCCCTTCGCCATTGCGAATGCCATCGCGCAGCAATGGCGCCTCCGTCCGTCGCGATGATGTCGTTCAACGAACTGACGAACTTCGCCGACTGGTCAATGACACACCGCCGCTCTTCAAAGGGCAAGGACGTGAGCGCCTTGCGGATGTTTTCCTTAACCTCTTTTTTCTCGACCGCACGGCTGCCGCCAGCAGGGATCGAAGAGGCCCACCCAGCGAACCGTTGAGTCGTCTTTTCGACCATTGACTCACGGTTCAACTTGATGAGACTGCGCGATACCATCAAGCGTCGATCAAGTTCGCTGCGAAGTTTAGGTTTCAGGCGGTCTATGGTGAAACGTGGCACCCCAGGATGCTTCTTGATGATCTGACCATCGTCGATCATCTGCTTGTAGATGCCGCCGAGTGCCCGCGTCAATTCAGCGTTCAGCACGCTTTCTGGCGTCAGGCTTTCGATAGCCGCGCGGCGAATCCGATCAGTCCAATACTGCAACCGCTCAACGCTATCGAAGCCGTTTTCCTCGAAATCGCGGATCGCAGCAGTGACGGTTTCGAAGAATGTTGCCATCAGGATCGGCCAGAAAACGGTGGGGGAGCGTCGGGGTCCTGGTCTGGCTCGGGTGGCACATAGTTCTTCAAATCATCGTAATCCAGCACAAGAGGATTCGAGAACAGGTGCTTGGATTCGTTGATATTGTTGGCTGCCCACTCGATCAGACGCGCCCTGTTGTCGGGGTCAAGATCCGGCTTTAGAACTTCAAGCGCAGCAATGATGCTTTTGAGCTTGACATCCTCGACCTCAACCAGCTTCGATTCCGGCTCCACAAGCAAAGACGGCCACTCTGCAGTGAAAGCGTTCTTCCACTGATAGAAAGCCTGCTCGTAGGTGAGCTTCTTGTACTCCGGGATCGTCTTCTGGATGGTCGCGAAGAACTCAGGCGTCCACGCCAGATGCATGACGATGTTATCGAAGAAATCGTAGAGAGGCTGCATTTTCAGCCGCTCATTGTCGATGTACCTAACGATTTCCTTTGCGTCTTCCGTTCCTTCGCCAAACCCTTCTGCATACGATTCGGAATTGAGCATCTTGGCTGGCTGGGGCACGGCCGCGGCGATGTTCTCGAGAATGTTCTTGCGAGCCGTGGTCAGGGCGCCGTCAGCATTCAGCAGATTGAGGGTTTCAATTCCCTCGTCTGGCGTGATGTTGATGACGTTGTTGGTCTGCGCCTCTTTGACGACGTTGCGCTTGATGCCCTGCAGGACCGCCATGGCCCGGTCGGCGATCGAGCCCGGCTGCTTCATTTTTGCGACGATCACGCCAACCTTACGGCTGACCATATCGTCCGCGATCATCGTCTGCACGAACGACTTCAGCGGAAAGAGAGCACGCTGATAGACGGAGCGCCCCGTGTAGCCGAACGCTGAATTCGTGTACTCGATGTACAGGGGCGCTTCGTTAAACCAGACGCAGGCGCGGGAAGGGTGATACTCCTGCCCGGCGGCCGTGACCATCGTTGGCTTCTGAAAGTCAGGTGCGTTGGGGTCCTGGTTCAGCACCAAAGAACCTGCGGTATTGAGCGGGTCCAGTGCATTGAAATAGAACTGTTGCGCGGCGATCTTGCCGAGGTCAATCGGCGTTTTGGTATCGACGCCCTTTGCCCCGCAGACAATCGCTGCTGCCCCGTAGATTTTCCCGAGGCGGGCTGTATTAGCGATGTAGTTATCCGCATTGATCTCGCGCCACTTGCGCTCGAACGCATCGCGCACGGGTTCTTCTGGACTGTTGGGGATTGAGATCTTCCGCGGTTGGCTCATCGCCAGTTGAATCGGCTGATCGACGATTTTCCCGCCCAGCGGATGGAACGAGTAGATCTGTTTGCAGAGCTGGTAGCCAGGCTCGGCACCCGGCACCAGATCGTCAGCCATCAGCAGATCGACCAGGCTCGAGGACAGCTTGGAGCCTTCGATTGTGATTTCAGCCATTTGGATACCGTGGATTAATTACAGACCATCGCTGTCACCGAGGCCGATTGCGATGCCGTAGACGCCCGTGTCATACAGGTCGTCGGCCTGGTTAGGGATGCCGAGTCGATAGCCAAAAAATTGGCTCAGGAAGTGGTTCTGCGAGCGACCTTTGTATTCAACGATCTTGTTGTAGGCGTGCTCGCTGATCTTCACGTCGCCGTGATGGACAAAGTCGGACACGCCAGTGCCGCGCGCATCCTTGCTCATTGAGGTCAATTTGCTGTCGATAGCCTGCGCAGGCCAACCGCTGCGAGCCGCGCGCTGCAGGAGAGTAATGCCGCTGCCCTTGTCTTCGACGAAGCTACCCGCGCTACCCATGCGGGCCCCGCACAGTCGCGCCAACTCTTCGACGCGCGACATGACGTTAGGAAACCACTCGGCGATCAAATCAGATTCAATCTGCGTGATGTCCCAATCAAGAATGATCAGTTTGTGCCCGATATGCCTGTTTCGGGCGAAGTAAGTCACGCCCGTGCCGTCGTTTTTGTCTCCCGCTTTCAGCGCGGAGTCCATAACAGCGAACACGTAATCGCAACGTTGCGGCCACGGCACCGGAGCACCATCGACCAGCATGTTCTCGACCTTGAACAGCGTGCCTTCCAGCGGACGAGGTAGCTGCTGATACAGAGATGCCCACGTGCGAACGTTGCTCTCGAACTGCGCCCAGTGCTTCTCACTGAACCATTGCGGCCACAGATATTCGCCAATCTTCCGACCGAGTGGGTCGTTCTGGACTTCACATCGCGCCTGCAGACAGACGACTTCCCAGACGTTTCCGTCGCGGCACATGATCGGGCCGCTTTCCCCCTTCCAGTCTTCGGGAAGGATGCGGCCGGCGAGATCGTCTTCGTGCCAGCGAGTCTGGATGATGACAACCCAGCCGCCAGGAATCAGGCGGGTCTTCAGATCGTCGTTATACGCATCCCACGTCTTGTCGCGGATCGTCGGCGAGTCAGCCTGCTCGCGGCCTTTCACCGGGTCATCAATGATGATGCCGTTCGCGCGGTTACCCGTCACACCGCCAAGAATGCCGGTCGCGATGTATTCGCTACCGTTCGTCAGCGAGAACTCTTGAGCCGCGGACGATTCGGTCGTCAGTTCGCAGCCATAGATGCCCTTGAATCGCTTCTGCTTGATGATCGAGCGTGTGCGGCGCCCCATCTTCCGAGCAAGGTCATCGCCGTAGCTGGCGAGAATGACCTTGCGATTCTTCTCCGCGCCGAGATAGCGCGAGGGGAAAACGACCGATGCGTAGGTGCTCTTCGCGCTACCCGGGGGCATGAAGAACATGGCCCGACCGTGAGGCGTATTGCTCACACGCTCCATCGTCTCGAGAATGAGCCGATGATGCTGCGCCATCGTCGATTCGATGGGCTCGAAGAATTCCGTGTCAGGGTCTTCGCCCGCGGGCTTGCCGGGAATCTCGATCGCCTGAGCGTAGGAAAGTACGTCTTCTCTAGCCCTGCGGCGAATCCACAGCTCTTGCGCCGCTTGCTCCAATGTAGGCGGCGAGTTCGTCATCCGTCATTTCCTGCGCGCTCTTGGCTGGAATCAGTGGCGCGCCATCCTTGCCCGTCATCTCACGGCGGTTGGTGAAGGAGCCGCCCGATTCCTTGGCTGCCTGTTCGATCAACTGTGCGGCTAGCGCCATGTTCCCCTGACCGTGGACGCGCTCATACATGCGGTTTAATGCGCGCAGGCGAAAGGCTTGACTGGCGATAGGAATGGTCGAAACGTCTTCGAGAAACTTCTTGCGGGTCTCGTCAAAAATCGTCCGCCACTTCTCGCTAAGATCCTTGGCGACCCGGCGTTCCGGGTGATATGCCGACACTTGCTGCTTGGTGACATCGAGGCCAAATTCCTCTTTCACCTGGCGGCAAACATCGGTTGGCGAGTCAAAGCAGGCAAGCGCGCGCACGATGAACGCCTTAACGTCATCTTTCAGCGTTGCCATAATGTGAAATTCAGTAAAAGAAGGGTAAAAGCTAGGCGCCGGCCTTGTCCATCAGGACAGAGATGGTTTCTGGGGTCTCCGGCTAGCACCTTTCCTGCGACGGCGTTATTGCGAGTAGTCAGGCGCTTTACTCGTCCATGATCACTGACCGCATAATTCGGCCATTCGGTGATGACCCGCCAATTTTCAATCGTCACGCCACTTTCAGGAGACATGTTCCGCACGCTTGAGCTATTGAGACGTTCGCTATGGAGGGGCCTTTATTGGCGGCCCGAACTAAGCGGGCTATCGCGCCGTCTGACGCGCCCACTCCGTATCGCTCAATTATACCGACGAATTCTTCAATATCATGCGCCCGAAGGCCCAATTTTGGTTTCCCATCCTTAGTAAATGCGGGGACTCCAAATTCATCGGTTTTCTGCGCGATATGCATTAACTCATGCTCTATCAGCGCGCACCACTCGACGTCCGAGCACTCATTCGCGTACATGGCGTCCAGTGTGATGAGGTAGGTGGGTACGCGGCCGAACCACTCGTGCATCTGTTGCTCTTGACGCCCTTTCTGCCACGCTCCAGCGCGGAACGTCACCTCTTCGCATTGACCGACGACGCGGCGCATCTGCTTCGTGTTCTCCTGTGCCGCCCACAGGAATTCGACGTCGGCGTCTTTCAGATGAAAGTGATCGGCGTTGTAGAGCGGCGAATGCTCGCTTAGAAGCGTCTGATGTACCCACTCGGCGACACCATCTGCGGGCGTGAATCGCCTAAACCAGTTCCCAGCATCGAACAGGGATACGGGCGGCCTTGGACGTTGCGCGAAAGGTTTTAACTCAGTCGCCGTCTTTTTCGTTCGCATTTCTTTCTTATATAGGCGCGAGCCCCGAGAGGAAAATACTCAGTTAATGCGCCACACGGGAATGGCCGCACCGACCTTATTCTGCGCATTCGGATACGTGGCCGCATGCGTAGGCAGTGCTGTAGCGTCCCACACGGGGATTGCGCCGCCGTCTTGCCCTTGATCGCTTGGGAACGGTCCATTGCCTGTCGGCGCACTCACGACACGAACAGGAATCGCTCCGGCCGATTTCGATTGGTCACTGGGCCACGGGCCAGAACCGGGCTGAGCCACGAACACAACCGGGATTGCGCCGTTAGCGCTGCTTTGGACGCTGGGCCATGGCCCGCTGGTCGGTTGCGACACCAGATATACCGGGATTGCGCCAGCCGCAGTGTTCTGATTTGATGGGTATGTCATTTAAGCCGCCGCACACGACGCCAGAATCGCCACCAGTGCGAGATATGGGTACTCGCATAGCATGGCTATGATGGCTATTCCGAACAGGAGGAAAGACATTAGGCGGCCTCAAACATTTCTGGCACGACCGTATTCCGCGCTACTTGCCCAAACTGGCTGTGATAGGTGATCGCGGTCGCACTGCGCTCCGACAACCACCCACCGCGAGCGGCGTATGCGTCCCGAGCTGCGAGCGTCGGATGCTGGATCACCGTCATCCCGGAATGCTCTTTCTCTTCGACGTGATGTCGATGACCAGTGGAGCAATAGCGCTTAATGGTATCGCCCCATACTTTCGGGCAATGTCCCAGGCGTAGTTGAAGGTTGAAGGCGGCGGTTCGCCAGTGGAATCCGAGAGAATCG